AGGTGTTTTATGTAATGACAGGATAGTTCTACTAAAATTTTGTCTACCAAATTGTTCAATGTCTTCTTTAAGTTCCGGACAAGACCCATAATACTTTTTCCAATCAGATTCTTTTTTTACTCGACGTTTTTTACCGGGAGGTTTTCTAAATGACCAGAAGTATTTCCTACCGATGTATTTGCGACCGTTTGTGAGATTTGTAATGAGATAGACAAAACCGAAGTTATCGTCAATATTCTCAGATAAAAAAGGTGTTCCCTCAAAATACCAGGGGTTTTCATAATCGATACTCATCAATAGCGTCTAGCACCATATTGACGTATTTATGTGCTAAACCTCTTGCTTCTTCTCCATACTTGTGCTCTTCCCAGTAGAGTTCATTTTTAATTTTCTCTACTCTTGTTCTAATCTCTGCAGCAGTAATTTGATTTCTAGGCATAAAAAAGAGGAGGAAACTTCCTCCTCTATCTATAATGAGTTTTTAACTTTACAAAAACAATTATAACTTAAAATTACTGAAAGTGTCTTTGCTGACATCTTGCTTGATACCACCAACAACATAAGACTCAACTTCAGTCTCCTGTGGCGCTACCTGGAGTCCCTTAGAAGAGATCCAGTGCTGCGTCCAGGGCAGTGGGTTGTTCTTAGCAGCAATATCATATTGTGGTTTGAGACCAATTGCCTTAAGACGACGATTGGCAGTCCACTCAACATATTGCTGAAGCAGTTTGTCATTAAGACCAATCATGCTTCCATCCTTGAACAAATAGTCTGCCCAACGTTTTTCTTCATTGACTGCACGATCGAATGCTTTATAAGTCCATTCGGTTTCTTCTTTAGCAATTTGCTTCATCTCAGGATCATCACCAGAATTCCACTTATTCAGAATATTCTGAGTGATTGCTAAGTGTTGGTTTTCGTCTCTTGCGATAAGAGAGATAATTTTAGCGGATCCTTCCATAAGCTTGAGTTCACCAAAGGCGAAAGAACAAGCAAAACTAACGTAAAACCGAATACCCTCAAGAATGTTAACGTTGGTGATTGCTCGGTAAAGTTTTCTTTTGAGTTCATACTTTCCTTCTAATGCGTAGGGAACTTCTTCTAAAGCATGTTTCCAATCATTAGTATTATCATACTGATGAGCACTTCTAATGAAGTCATCATATGCCTCTGTAACGCTTCTAGAACGCTCCAGAATACGTTCATCAGTGACGATCTTATCAAAGACTTCAGATGGGTCTGAATAGACGTTCTTAATGATATAAGTGTATGAACGACTGTGGATCATTTCCATGAACCCCCAGACTTCCATACATGCCTCTAGTTCAGGTAGGCTACAGTAAGGAATAAAAGCCATCCCAGGACCACGCCCTTGAATGGAGTCAAGCATAATCTGATACTTGAGGTTAGAGGTATAGATATGCTTTTGTTCTGGACGAAGTGTCTGATAATCCCCACGATCTTTTTGCAGTGAAACTTCTTCTGGTCTCCAGAAGTAACCCAGTTGTTGTGTAGTGAGTTTATCAAAAACTGGGTATTTGTATGAGTCGTATCTTTGGACTCCCAAAGGTTTACCGAAAAACATCGGTTGTTTTTTAGTATTAACTTGTTCTGTATTGAAAACCGTCATTCCTTCTACTTTTGTAGAAGAAGAATCTGTAGAAGAAACTTTAAACTGCACAGGATTCACACTCTCCCTCCTCGGATTTACTTAACTCATCTAAAATATTATGTAACTCGGATTTTTCTTCTTCCACTTCATCTGTCTTAATATCGTAAGTATTTTGATAGTAAGAAGTTTTCCATCCGTACTTGTATGTAGTCAAAAAGTCATTTGCCATCACAGAAACTGGCACTTCATTATCTGGATAGTTCTCTGGATTATAAGACCAGTTACCAGAAATTGCCTGGTCGAAGAACTTTTGCATCACTGATACTACATTGATATAACCCTTATTATCAGGCATTTCCCACAAAAGTGTGTAGTTATTCTTCAGTGAAGAATATTGTGGAACAATCTGCTTAAGGGGTCCTTTCTTACTCTTTTTAATGGACAAGTAACCTCTAGGTGGTTCAATTCCATTTGTGGCATTTGACACAACGGAACTGCTCTCTGAAGGCATTTGTGCGGACAGTGTGCTGTGTCGCAGTCCGTGCTCCAGGATAGACTTTCTAAGACCCTCCCAATCATGCTCATACTTGATACTAGTGATCTCGTCTACATCCTTCTTGTATGTATCAATGGGGAGGATACCATCGGCATACTTAGTACGCCCAAAGTATTCACAGTGTCCCTTCTCTTGGGCAACTTTATTAGATGCTTTCAAAAGATAGTACTGGAAAGACTCAGAAAGTCCATGAACAGCATCCCACGCTTCTTGATCCCCATAACCATAACCAAGTTTTGCCAAATAGTGTGCAAGACCAATGAACCCTATACCAAGAGAACGACGTGCCTTAGTGGCAATTTCTGCCGCCTTTACAGGGTATTTCTGATAGTCAATCAACTCTTCGAGTCCACGAACAGAAAGTTCACAAAGTTCTTCCAGTTCATCATCAGATTTAACTTTACCAACATTGATAGCAGACAGAATGCAAAGTGCAATCTCACCAAACTCATCATCAATATGTTGGATGGGGAATGTTGGTAGAGTGATCTCCTGACAAAGATTACTCATCTCAACTTTATCTTTAAATGAGGAGTGACTATTACAATGGTCAATGTTCATAATATAAACACGACCAGTCTCTGCTCTTTCCTTTAAGAGACTAAGAATGAGTTCTTGAGCTCCAATAGTTTGTCTTGGAACAGAGTCATCTTGTTCATAACCCACATACAAGTCGTCAAATCGATCAGTACCAAAAGCATCATACAAACCAGGAACGTCGTGTGGAGAGAAGAGTGAGATTTCTCCATTTTGGATAAACCGTTCATAGAAAAGTTTGCTGATTTGAATAGAGTAATCTAGTTTACGAACTCGGTTATCTTCAGTACCTTTATTGTTCTTCAGGACAATGATGTCTTGGATTTCTTGATGCCAGATAGGAAAGTGGACTGTAGCTGAACCACCTCTGATGCCGTTTTGTGTGCAGCATCGGACAGTTGCTTCAAACTTTTTAAGGAAGGGGACCACGCCTGTGTGTTGTACCTCTCCGCCTCTGATTTTAGCGTTGATGCCACGGATTCGACCTGCGTTGATACCGATTCCCGCCCTTTGTGCAACGTATTTGCCAATTGCCATATCAGAGCTAAAGATACTATCGAGGGTGTCATCAATATCAACAAGAACACAGCTAGCAAATTGTCGAAGTGGAGTTCGCACTCCTGCCATGATAGGTGTGGGAATGTTGATTTTGTGCTTGCTGATTGCGTCGTAGTATCGTTTGACATAGGATAAACGTGTCTCCTTAGGATACTCTGCGAAAATTGTTAAAGCAATCATCATATACATGAACTGAGGTGTTTCATAAACACCCCCACCACTCCGATCCTGGACAAGATACTTATCAACTACCTGCCGAAGTCCAGCATAGGTAAACAGGAAATCTCTATCATGATCGATATAACTATTTACCTTTTCAATTTCTTCTTTTGAGTATTTGAGAAAAATATCTTTATCATAAACATCAATATTAGTACAGTTCATGATATGAGTTTCCAGAGTTGGAAGCTCTCGCATTTTTCCATACAAGTTCTTACGAAGAGAGAATAGAAGCAAACGCGCTGCCACAAACTGATAGTTGGGATGATCAAGGTCAATAAGATCACTTGCAGCACGAATCAGAATTTCTTGAATCTCTGCGGTAGTGATACCATCATAAAACTGGATGCCAGACTTCATCTCAACTTGACTTGCAGAGACCCCTGCAAGACCCGTACATGCCTCTTCAACCATAAGATGCATCTTATCCAAGTCAAGAGGTTCAATTCTCCCATCTCTCTTTTTAACTTTAGTACCGTTGCTCATATTTTCTTCCAAGTGGTAAATTTAAGTTTTGCTTCTAAACCAGAGTAAGTATTTAATTTTATCACAGATTGAACATCAAGTCCAGACATCACCATATCATTTATATCCTTATCATCTATGCTTTCTGGCCAGATGACTACAGATGCTCCACTATCAATTGTCTTTCCGATTCGGTTGACAATTTCTCTATTGCGGGGTTCGTTATCATAAATCCACACAGGATTGCTAACCCCCCACTTACCAATATCAGCGTCAGCTCCGCACATAGCAATCGCATTTGAAATGAACGTGCTGTCAAAAGGTCCTTCTGTAATGTAGACTGGAGCATCTGTTCTGATGTTATCAAGTCCATAGATTTTTGGTGCGTCATCATCAAGCATCACGGTAATGTATTTAACCTTGCTCGGACCAATGGATCTTCCTTGAAATCCGATCAAGTTTTTCTGGTAGTACAAAGGAATAATAATTCTTTCCTCATCATTCCTTTCACTATCAAAAGTTGGTTTGAGAGTATTTACAAACTTCTTAAAGTTCTTTGCATAGTAAAACTGAGATGGATCAAGTTTTCTTGCAGTTAAATATCCTTCTGATCTAGGATGTTCTGATGCCTTAGGAAGTTCTAGTTTCTTCTTGAACTTAGGTGCTTCAAACTTAAAGTCAGGTTCTTCAGTAATAAAGTTCCTACCAGTGTGTCCACTCTTAAACTTCTCCATCGTGTATTGTTTCTGAACAACAGGATCAACCTGTTTCAAAAAATTATTAAACGACATCGAAGCACCACAGTTGTGACACTTAAAGTTAGTATTTGCCTTCACAGCATAGAGATATCCTCTCGTCTTGCTTTTGTTCTTCTTTGAGTCTCCACAAATAGGACAACGAAAGTTGAAGAGGTTACTCTTTACTCTTTTGAACTTTTCAAGACGCGAAGAGATGATACCAATAAATTTGGAATCAACGTGATCCATTCACAACAGTTACTGCTGCAGTCATTGTAGCACCGTTTACTGCAGATAACAAGGGTTTAAGGTTTTTAATTGCTTGGGGGTTGGTCAGAACTAATACTGTTCCCAGTGCTCCGATACCAATCCAAAGTTTCCGTTCCAGTAATGATAGTCGTTTAGTAACGATGTCATGATCGCTGTCCATTTTATCACGGAGTTTGTCGATTTTATCAAACAACACCGCGTCGATGTCTTCTTGCTTCGATATTCTTTCCTCATGAACCGCTAACATGCGCGACACATTATTATTTACCTCAGCAATTTTTTCAATAGCAGAATCCAACTTAGAGACAAATGCCTCAAAGTTTTCAAGTCTTTCTTCTAAAACTGCGACTTTAATTTGATCTGCCATTGGATGTACGTAGGTAATCTAACCAGTTCTTTCTACTACCACGCCCACCCTTTGCATATCTTTTTTTTATAGGTCCATCATAACCAGCGGTTGGTCCAGAAGCATCAGACTTACTACCAAAACCACCCTGAGTTCCTGGCGCATTAGCAACCATATTCTCACGAATTATTTGTAATACTTTTTCAAGTTTTTTATTTTCCATCGTAAGTCTGTTGTAGTTTTATTAGACATTCATTATCAATTTCAATCTCATGAATGTAACATCTGGGGTATTCAGGAAGTTTATTTAAAAAAACAACAAAGGTCTTCATAACTGACCACAACTCCCGTTCTATTTTAAAGAACAACATGGGAGTTGTGGCTTCTCCAAATATGTTATAAAGAACTATAAAATGATTGAGGATAAGTTGAGATTTTAACTCACCTGTATTTTTATATCTCTTCAATAATCTTTTTATATACTTAAAGTAATTTAAGTCTTTTTCAAAATCTTCCTTTGTAACTGCTTGCGGATTTTCGTAATTTTTTATCGCAAACAAAAGAAAGTTATCCTCATTCAATTCACTAAAAATCATATTAAATTACATCATTCAGCAGTTGGATATGCGATAGGAGCAGCGAATCCATCAGTTGCAGTGGTGATGCCAGACATAGCGACAAGAACTTCTTTCTTGACTCTAAGTACCCCTTCACCATCAATGTAGGTTGTAACACCAACCCATCCCTCATGATCAACATGGAATGAACCACCACCATTTGGACTTACACCATAAACAAGTGAATCAAAATCTCCCTGAGTTTCACTATAGTGAGAATCAAGAATACTAGACTTAGGAAGTTGACTTACAGTAAAATCAGTACCTGCAATTGAAGCTCCCGAAAGACCGGCAGTAGAACCAATCGTCAAAGAAGTTGCCGATGCGATTGAGGTAATTACTGCATCACCAAGGTGAACACCATTACCACCACGAATACCAAATCTAATTACATCACCTTCTTGTGCTGCGCCAGTTTGTCCAAAAGTAGTACCTGATCCGGTTACTACACCAGTGCCATAGTTTAATGATACTGTGCCACCTGATCCAACGGCATCGTTATTTCCCCAGAGTGCCATGTCTTTTCTCTATAAAATTTATTTGCTATAAGATATTTATAAAAAAAGAGACCTTATATTTTAGGTCTCTTTTATACTATTCAACCATCTTCTCTAGTTTTAATTGCACTAGCAACTACCTCAAGAAGTTGATCATCCATATCGGTCTTTGTTAACTTAACCGCTTTAGTAAGGATAACAAGACAGATCTCAATGAGTTTCTCACCGAGTTCTTCATTTTCAGGAATCTTTGCGACTGCATCTGAAATTACCTTTGATGCTAATGGAAGTAAAAATGCAAGCATGATGAACCTCAAGACTACATTCTATATATTGTCAGTCTTTATTTGATACCCACTTTTGCTTTTCTTTGTCCCATCTTTTTACTTCGCCAGGACGCAAACGTGTTTTTGCTTGCTTTGCCTTATCATAAAATTTGCCAAACTTCATCCTTTTGTCTGCTTTGGCAAACTTTTTCTTCTCATCATCATCTCTAGCATACTTTTCTGCTCTACCAGAACTAGTGGTGCTGTAAATTTCATTCATTTTTTTCACTCCTTTCCTTTCAGGAAGACCTTTATGTTTTGTTTTGGCAAATTTTTTCACGCTGGACATGCTGGTGGAGGAAGCAACTTTGGCAACCGCAGCCGACGGCGCTTCCATTTCCCCTTTTTGAGTCGCTCTAACCATCCCGAAGAACCTTTGTTGCGCTTTGGAGGTTGCGGGCATTTCATTATACCCCCCTTAAGTTACCAGGAAGAATGGGACCTTTTGCTTTTCCAGCAGCATTGGGAACACCAGCATCTGCTGCTTTATTAATCTTTTGAGTTTTTGCTGCTTTACGAGCATCACCACCTCTAATATCAAAAGATGGATTTCCCATTTCAGCAATAGCCTCTTCTGTCTCAATCATTTTACCTTCTGGTTCATAACCAGCCATTTGAATTGAAGGTTTTGATGTTGGTTTGTTAACTAAACCTTGTTGCTTCATTCTCTTCATTTTCTCAACATCTACAGTTGGGAATTTAGCTGGCGAACTACCTTTAATCAGTCCATCAACACTTTTGAATGGCAAACTAAGACCCTGAGTTCTAGCACCATAAGGAACTTCTTGTTCATTAACGGAAGAATTCAGTTCGGCAATAACTTCTTCAGACATGCGGTCAACAACTTTCTGTGCTGCTTTCCGAATCATTCCTTTAAGACCTTTTCTTGCCTTCTTAGGAGCATCAGCAATTGCTTTCCCTGCCTTTCTGCGCTTGTCACCAGCAGTTTGTAGTGCTTCTCTGCCTTTGTTGTAAATACCAACTTGTGCCTTAGCAGATGCCATACCGATTTTTTTCTTAGCAGAATCGTATTTTTCACCTGCCTTACGCTTCATAAACCTAAGGTGACCTTTCGCCTTGTCCATCATTTCCTTTCTCTTCTTCTTAGCAGCTGCATCTTTAGATGCTTTTACTGCAGAATCATAATATCTGTCAGATGCTTCACTAAGTTCATCAGTTAAAGCAAACTCAATTGCATCCTCTACATCATCTTCAGAGTATCCCTCTTCGATGAGTTCATTATATACACTTTCGATAATGTAGTCAAACTCATCAATCTCAATTTCTTCAAGAAGACTTCCACCAATTTCCTCAACTGCTTCGCCCAGTTTAGGATTGATCTTGATAGTATTCTGTACTTTCTTCTCAGTAATTTTTGGATCTACTTCTGCATCAGTCATGACTTCAGTAAGATCTTGTCTCCAATTTGAGAAAGACTCTTTTTGAATCTCCGTCTTCACTTTCTTTTTACCATCAGCAGAAGGGACAAACTCACCCATTTCCTTTGACTTAGGATCATCAGTATCTACATCACCATCAACATCAGCATCAATTCTCTTTGTTGCCTTTTTAGCAAGTTTTTCAAGATTGCCACCACCAATCTTATGCTCCTCTTCTTTCATTGCCTTGCCAATTGCTTTGCGGCGATTCATCAAATACTTATCAGCTCTAGTGTTCTTCTTGCCATCATTATCAATATCAGCATCTTCCTGACCTACAGGATCAAGACCTTCAGTATATTGAACTCTGGTCTTTTTCATACCAAGTTTTCCACCACTCTTCTTATGAGTATCTTCTAATTCTGCTGCTCTTGCATCAGCATACTTTTTGCTCTTTACTGGTTTGCCAATTTTCTTCTCCTTCTTCTTCCCATCAGAAGAACCCATTACTTGATAAGGTCTTTCGTTGAGTTGTTCAACTTCTTCTTTATAGTTATCTCTTGCTCTTTCATCACCCATCTTAGCGAAACGCTCTTTCTCCTTTTGGCGGGTGATAGCAGTGACAATCTTTTCGGACTTGTCCTGAGCATCTTTCTTTTTCTTACCTCTAGAAGAAAGAGAAGTACGTGCCAAGTTTCCAGCACGACGATACATTTTATTTTCCTTCTCTTTATCAATGGGTTTATAACCCTCTTCTTGAGTTTCTTGGGAAGCAATCTGCTCCTTATAAACTTTAGAAAGATCGTTAAGATGAGTCATGAGTATAAGTATGCTTACTTTTTAGCCTTATACTTATTTATGAAGTTCCTGATTTCCTTAACGCCAAGGATTCTCATTGCATATTCACGACTTGCATCTGTACCAACTTCTCTTTGATTTGCTGGAACTCCAGATGGACCTGAATAATTTACAACTGATTCCATTACATCATGTATCCAAGACTTGAACATATAGTTCTCTTTAGTCACACAGATAAGATGATTTGTTCCACGGCGAATAATTTTTCCAACCAGTCCAGTGTTTACATTTTCTACAATATCACCAAGGTTGAAAATAGAACCACCGATATAGTTTTCACGCAATCCTTGTGGGTCGAACTTAGGAGCAATCTCCCACATTTCAGTTACTTTCTTTTTCTTCTTAACCTTCATGCCAGAGCGGACTGCATCAAATAGTGCCTGGGTATCTCCATCATCAAGTGATTTTGGTGTTCCTTTTCGGAATGCTTCAAAGTCATCATCCATAACTGCCTTACGCATTTTAGATGCAGACATTCCTTCTACACCTTCAGAATCAGCATCTCTAGCACCAGCAGAAATAACATTAATCAGTTCAAAGTCATAAAGTTCTCCATTATACTTTTGTGCCAAATTATCAAACTCAGACTGACGGTCAGAACCAACAACAATATTCACATTTGCATATCCCTGTTCTGCTGCAGTGACAAGAACATTAAAAATAGATCTCATCTCATCATCATTTACAATATCCTCTTCATAATCTGGGAACATCTTCTTCATGAAAGAGATCTTCATGTCAGGATCAAGTGGGTTCTTCTTAGAATCCTGAGTTCTTGAAGGATATATTTTAAGGTCTCCACCAACAGATACTTTCTTTGCCGCAGACAAAAGTTTTTCATGACCAACAGTTGGTGGATTAAATCGACCAAATACAACTGTTAAAGTTTCACTCTCTTCAGCAGATCCTTCATCATCTGAAGCACCTTTTTCGCCTTTTGTTGCTTCCGGTTCAGTGGGTTTTTTTGTAGATGTATTTGTTGTCTGGGTAGATGCTTTGGGTTTTGACGAAGGAGCATCCTTTTCACCTAACTTCCTATTCTTATCATAGAAGACCAGTTTCCCTTTTTCAGTTTTCGCAACAAACTCTCCACGGGAGTCTACCCACCCCCCATGTCCATCACTCTTGAGGTTTAACTTTCTCGCCTGCATCGATGCCTGCGATTCTGCCTCATTCAAAAATTGAAGAAACCGTTTCATTTATATTGTTTTTTCCTATACATTTATTTATTACAATGTCTCCGCCAACAATTCTCCAAGTAAAGCAAGTTTTTCAACATAGTTTCTTATGTAAGGAGATCCATCACTCTTAAACTCTTGCTTTACTCTAAACTGCACAAGGTCACTTCCTTCACTACTGATAGTAATAGTGGGAAGACCACTACTACCACTTTTTATTGATGACGTATAATTTCTTCCACTTATCTTTGAATACATTTCATTAAACTCGTAAACTTTTGCTTTCCCCCCACCAACCTGAACAAGAGTAACAAACTCTTCATCTAAAGTTGCAAAATACCTGATAGCATTTGACATTGTTTGGAGAATTTGCTCAGACTTATTTGAAGAAAGATCATTCCTAAGTAATTGATTTACCTTATTATAAACTAAGGAAACTGCCTTATCAGGTTCCTTATCAACAAACATAAGTTTATCGTACTTCACTTGAAGATTACTGATAGCATTACCATATCCAAATAATCTTTCCCAAAGTTCAGTTTGCTTTACAAACTCTGCACCAGATACTTGCCCAAACTGTTTTACATCACCAGCTTTTAATGAAACCAAAACATCAACAGGCATAGGGTTTCCATCAGCATCAGTAATTTTTACTGATACATCAACCTTTGTTGTTTTTTGTCCTCCCAATCCATCAGACAAAACTTCTATTTTATCATACCTGTTATTCAGATAAACAAGTTGAGACCATTTTTTTATATTTGTACTATTGGCATATTTTACCGCAGAGTCAACATATGGTTTGAGTGTAGTTCTATTGGCAGGAGATAATAACGCCGCCATATTAACTTCAGCAAGAGAAATATAACAACGAACATCATCCATTACTTTTGGATTTGCATTTGCTGACTTAAAAGTTCTCTCTACATATTTTCCTTTTTTTCCTGGATAGTTTTTCATTCCAGAAGATGCAAGTGCATTCAAAACACCATAAACATTTTGTGCTCTAATATTTCTGTTCTTGTAAATAAATCTAGCACATATAGCAGCACCAACCACACCCTCCGCCATATCACCTAGGTTATATCTAACATTTGGTTTGTTTATAGAACCTATCGTTATAGTTTTTTTCTTAGAGTCTGTTGTTTCAAGAGTAATATTAAGAGCATCATCTTGTGATGAAGGTTGAACACCTAACTGCAAAAATCTTTTGATCGCCTCAGTATTTCTATCACTTCTTTTTAAAGTGTAAGTTTTTGTGGCAGTACTAACTCTTCCAGTATTTAATATTTCTACGGTAGGAACAACATACTTCCCAAGTTGTCCCTTTGAAGTATTTCTTAAAACAGCCATTGTGTTTTAATTTTATTTAGAATGGAGTTATGGGGACTCGAACCCCAAACCTCCTGCGTGCAAAGCAGGCGCTCTACCAATTGAGCTATAACCCCTTTTTAAGTTTGAAGTACATGCTATAGTACTTCTTTTTAATTTGATCAATGGTTTCCATATCTTCTTTGAAACCCATGTACTTGAGGAGTTGATATGACCCCTCAAGTTCACTGATTAACCTTAGTATATTGACAGGTTCTCTATCAAGTCCACCAAATTTATAACTATCAGAGTTTTCCACCAACTACTCCACTATTCACCACTCTTGTATAAAGGTGAAGTGTTCCTTCTTGTTCACATTTGAGATGCCAACGTGACATTTGCAGAACACCATCATAAGTACCACCAGTCAAAAAATCTTTTCCATTTTTCAACACACTGGTATATAGACCGAAACGTGTCTTCCTGATATAGAAGGCATCATCAATCCAGTCTACTTCGGCAATCTCAGGATGCTCGTTTTGGTTTGGTGTACCGTAGTTCTTGGACTCGTTTTGCTGATTCATGGAGTTTCTTTAGTGCTTCAATAGTTTCTGGAGTTTCTTCCCACTCCCAAGTTTGACCACCTTTATCACTATAAGTTCTTTTAGTCATCATTCTCTTCCTTCTTTTTATTAAAACCAAAAGGTCCTGACAGTTTATCATCAAGTTTAATCTTGAGTGCTACACCGCCAACCGCTTCCATAACTTTTAGAATGTCTTCCGGTTTAGAATCTTCACCTAGTTCTTTGGCAACATACCAATACTTAGGCCAAAACTCTTCACCAGCTTTTTTATAGTCATCCAACGTCAGTAGTTTCATTTCTCAGTTCCTCATCAATTTGGTTATCAAGGTTAACAATTACTTCACGAATATCAGAAATTCGTTGTGGGCAACTTTTTTCGTCATAAGTGTATCGTTCTTGTTCTTTGAACAGAACGTGACGAATTGATGCAGCATTTTGCAGTTCAAGTTCAAGTTTAATCATCCTTCATCTCCATTATTATCATCACCAGTATAGGGTTGAAATCCTACCTCTGGTGGGGGATTGTTTTCGTAGGTATTAAGAAGTGCTTCTCCTTCACTTTCAAATAAACTCTTAAACCAACTTTTAAGAGAATACCAAGCAGACCACTGCCTTTGATTATTGTCTGTCATACATCACCCTCCTTACGGTTTTCGGACTGATGAACATCGAAACTACCACCAGGATATCGTGCCTGAAGTTTTTCAACATTCATTTCAATAATTTCATCAAAGGTTGTATCAAGTGCCATACAGGCTTGAGCAACATACCAAAGAACATCTCCCAGTTCACGCTTCAGATGAAAAGCATTGTCTTCATTCCAAGGTTTGCCCTGAAAGATAATTTTTTTAACTACTTCAGTAAACTCACCTGCTTCTGCAGACATTCCTACAGCAGCAGTCAAAAGATGTGGTACATCACAATCAGCAACTTCAAGTTCAGTAAGACGAGACATCATAGAACCAAAGTTTGAGGATGGTTCACTCGTGACTGCACTTACAAACTCAACGTACTTTTCGGTATCAACTTTAGTCATGAAAATCGGGAATAAATGGTTCTTGGCAATTTTGAGGGAGGTTTTGTTGGGTGGCAATCTTTTGACCACCAATGTCAACATAATCTACTTCTTTCCAACTACCACCAACACCACCGTCCATATTAACAACGATGTCTTTTGTAGGTAGTTGCTTAGAAGGAGTAACATCAACAATGTCACCAGGCAAAGGAATGAAAGTGAAGTAATGTCCATCCCATCGACGGTTTCTCATACTTATGAGATTTACTGCATCTCTTTCTTGACCACAGTCGGCAATCTTTTCACCTCTTGGGTTGAAAACAGAATAGTAACCTCTCATGAGAACTTAAACCCCTCAAATGATTTCTTTGGTTTTTGTTCCTCATAAGTATACTCTTCTTCTTTACCTCTGTCAAGAACATCATCCTGTGCTGACTGCTCACAGTCATAAAGACGCATCTTGGCACGGTCAATGCCGACAATGAAACGTTTGTGAATCGTTGGGTCATTATAACGATTCTTCAACTGCTTCACCATAATCTGCCCGAGTTCCTCAAGCTCATCAGTTGAAATAAGGGCAAACATAAGATCAGCAGTAGCAGGGAGACCAAAGGACTCACTAGTATCAGTAAGCTCAACGTCAGAGCTACCATAACCAGAACGGGTAGTCTGGGTGGCAGATACGATAGGTACGTTCGCTTCGACAGCCAACCCTCTAAGCTCTTCAGCAATTGCCTTGATATAGCTATATGAATTGACAGTGCTATTTCCGCGATACCTGCTGGAAGCACATATATTAAGGTAATCAATGAAAATAATATCAGGTCTAAATGACTTCTTAAGTGCAAGTTCGTTAAGAAGTGCCTTAAAGTGTCCAGCATGAGCAGATGCAGTAGGATACTCCTTAATAATTAAGGTGCCTTGAGTTTTCTTAGCAAGGTTATTTACCTTACTTTCAAACATCATCTTTGGCAGATCAGTTATCTCCTGAATAGGTACATTGAGTAAGTTAGCATCAATTCGCTCCGCAATCTTTTCTTCAGCCATTTCAAGCGTGATGTATAGTACGTTCTTCCCTCCCAAGAGTGCGGAAGCTGCAACATGGCACATAAACAAACTCTTGCCGACACCAGTGCCAGCGAGAGCAATGTTAAGCGTTTTATTCGGGAGACCACCTTTTGTAACCTTGTTGAAATACTCAAGGTCGAATTCGATTTTGTCTTCTTTGCGGTGGTACGTTTCATATCTTGCCTCATAATCAAGAAGGTAGTCGTGTCCTACGTGAGCATCAAAAGAAACTGCCAAAGCATCTGACAGAATACCAGGGATAGCATCACGATCTTTTTCTTTATCATTGCCATCAGCAAGAGCGATGGATTCCATTAGTGCCAAATAGATAGCACGATCTCTACACCACTTTTCAGTGGTATCAACCAACCAATCAAAGTCAGTTGGAACATCCTCAAGATAACTGATGAACTTAGTTACCTCTGTAAATGAGGTATCATTGATATCACTCCTTTTTTCAACCTCAATACAAAGAACTTCTTTTGTAGGTGGTTGATTATATTCTTGAACAAAATTAAGAATTTCCTCAAAGACAATCTTTTGGGTAACGTCTTCAAAATAATCTGATTTAATAAAAGGAACCACCTTACGAAGATATTCTTCTCTGAAAAGAAGATTCCTAAGAATTAGGATTTCAACTTTATCCATAGTGAATGTATGTACTCAAAATATATTTGTTCCTATCTTTAGGTGCTAATCCACTATGAGGATATTCCCAGGTGGGAGGAAACACAACCACCTTACCACGTTTGGGTTTTATATTCAACCCCTGTTTAGGGAAAACAGTATTCCCATTACAATCATTCAGATAAAAAAGAAATGCAACTGACCTTCTGGCAGAAGCATGGTCAGTCACATCTACATGTTCATCAAATCTTTCCTCTCCCCCAGGACAATATCTTTTGATACGAAACTCTTCCATATAATCCAATGTTGGAAGATATGGAGATTGAATATCTCCACTATACTTCTTATATGCAAGTTTTGTATATTGAACTAATCCTGGAACTAACGATGGTATGTCAAGATTGATATTTAATTGAGTAAAACAGGGTTTATGATTTTCATTTATTTTTTCGTGACCCTGTGTATTTACTTCAAACATCTCAATCAAGGCATCACATACCTCGTCAGGAAGAATATTATTATAGTGACGAACCGTATGAAAATTGTTCTTTTGCAATTTCATCAAGTTTCTCCATAACGTCTTCAGTAAAATATGTTTCAGGATCTTTCAAGATTGCCTTAGCATAGACTTTCTTGGTCTCACCATCAACAGTCATTTCATAACGACCTGCCACGTTCTTCCAGAGACCACCCAGTTCTCCCAATTCAAGAAGACCATAATATCGATCAAGACCACGCTCATCGTAATAAAGACGCACCGTAACATCCTTGTTCTCCTTACTCAGACGCGACTTAGCAGTCTTTGCCTTGATAAGATTTCCAATAATTTCTGTTCCATCCTTTTCTTTCTTTTTGCTGAGATAGATGATTGTAGATGCAGCATACTTGAGTCCACTGCCTCCACCCATTTCTTTTGTAGGGACATAAGCACCAATGACATCATAGGTGTGGTTGGTAACGATCATAGGAATATTTGCTTGACCCAACTTGAGAGTGAGCATACGGAAAGCACCTTTGATAAGTTGAGATTTGGTCATGTCCCGAACTTGTTTTTCATTGAGTGCGTCAGTAATTTCCTTCTCTGTGGAAAGCATCCCCAAAGAGTCTAGCACAAACATACACGGTTTGCGCTCTTCTTCCGATTTCTTAAGGTATATATCAACTGCCTTCAGTGCTTTGCTGCGAAACTCCTCAACAGTCACAACATTTACAACAACCACACGGTCAAGGTCTAACCCGCGACTTGCAAGAAGAGACTTGTTAACAGCGGCCTCAGTGTCAAAATATAGGCAATACCCATCAGGATTAGAATCAAGGAAGTTCTTGACGACAGCAAGGGAGAAAAAAGTTTTTCCAGTACTAGACTCCCCAGCAATGGCAGTAATCTTATTCCCAGATACACCACCAAATATAGACCCTGAAACAAGTCCGTTAAAAATGTACGAACCTGTGTCCACATAAGTTTCACTCTCGTCGATGTCTGCTGCGAGTTTGGTAAAGTCATCTCCAATCTCTTTTACAATTTCTTTCAAAAAATCCATTACAGTACAAATCCAAATTTTTCATCGTTAGTTTTATCAGAGACTCTTTGACGATTCTCTTTAATATTATTAAGTTTTTGATAAAGAGCTGCATCACCACCAAGTCGCAATGCACTAATAATAGTGTTTAGTTCTTTATCGTTGATAGGAAGTTCCATTAAGAGAAAAATGATTCTAAGTTTACGCTTTTTTCTACTTGCCATCCAATTGAATCTAGGATGACTTTCAGAGGTTCAAGAAATGCCTTTTCAAATTGTAAGTCATAGTCTACATACTTGTCAATACCAAGTTCTTTTGGAAATTCTTGGATGAAAGATATAACATTTTCATGAATGATATTTGGTTTTTTCAAGTAACAAAACTTGATTTTTTCACCATTCTGAATGAACGAATATTTATTCGTTAGTTTCTTCTGTTTGATATAGTGGTTATAGAGAAGTGCTCCACGACAGTGAATTGGAGTTCCTTTAGTATAAATGTCAGAGTTGGACTTATACTTTTGAACATCAGAAACTGAACGTGGGAAAGATACTTCTTCAGGAGTCAATTTTTTAAACTCCTTACGACAGTTATCAATGTAGTCAATAACATCATCTTCAGTAGAAGTCATCAAGAGTTTGAATGCATCCTTTAGCATCTTACGACAAGGTGCTGGTGTAGATGACTTCACAGATTCAATACCCATAACCTTTAGTTTTGGTTCAGTATACTGAACTCCTTCACTATTCCATACGTTGAGAATATAACGCTTCTTCGCAGTCCAAATACCACGGTCAGCGATATTCTCACGCTTCATTTGCATTTTTTGATCATATGCCGAAACGTAATCCGCAAGTGCCTGATATGAACGTTCAATAAAAGGTTCCAGTTTTTCTTGACAAATCTTATCAAGTATGGAAACAATTGCTGCTTTGTCGCTAGACTTAGCACTAAAAAATTTATCAACAAGAGGTCCCATATTAAGATAGATCGAATCGGTATCGCTAGCGATGACATAATCTACATCCTCGGTTTGCAAAAGAGTATTTAGATATCCATTAACTTTGTTTTCAATCCAACGAATAGAAACTTGTCCAGACAGAGTAATAGCTTCTGCATTTGCTAGTTTGTAATATCGAAAATATTGGTTACCAATAGCACCATAAGCAGAGTTGAGTGAAATCTTCTTAGCCATCTGGATATTATTGCAACGTGCAATCTCCTTCTCCAGTGCCTTAGTAGGTGTCTTTTCATACTGTTGCTTGGCTTGAAGCATCTTCTTTTTGAAGATAACTCTGTCGCCATACATCTTCTCCATCAACTCTGGCAAGAACCCACGAACATCCTTGCGGTACATAGCACCATTGGCACATACCGCATTCTCCTTATACATCTCGAAGGTTATTTCCTCATTAAGTATCTTATCAACGGTAGCACTTGGATGTCGTTCCTCAAGTAGCGTCTCTGGCGAGATATTGTACTGCATAATAAGATGAGGATACAGAGAGTTAAGGTCAAAACTGACAACCCAATCATACTTTCCAGGGATCGGTTCCTTGACATATGCTCCAGCATAACGTTCATTTTTATCAGAACGAATCTTCGGTGGAATAACAATGTCACGTTTCTTTAAATAGTTATAAATTATGTTATCCCACATGCGAACCTGATAAAACACATCGTTATAATTGACCTTAGCATCGTATGCCATGGTCAAAGCAAGTTCAATTAGTTTCATCTTGTCTTCCAAACGGTCAACAAGTTCTACGTCAACAATGTTGTATTCAATGAACTTCTGCCATCCATTTGTATAGAATTCTTTGAAGGTATCAAACTCACTGTGGTCAAGTTTTTTCTGACCCAACTCCACACTGGCAATATAGTCGAGACGATATGACTCTTGTGCTTTGTAAGTGAATTTCTTATACAGGTCAAGATAGTCAAGAACAGTCACTCCACCAACATCAAAAGTGGTAAACTTCCTTCCATTAATATAAGTCTCTCCCTCACTTACAAGACCCCAAGGAGAAAAACGTTTCATCAGTTTTTCACCAAGCACTCGACGAAGACGTTTGCAGATATAAGGAATATCATACAAGTTACAGTTCCATCCAGTAATCACATCAGGAACATCAACCATCCAATAGTTGATGAAATGCGAAAGCAATTCATGCTCAGTAGGACAATGATAATATGTAACGTTCTCTTGCTTATTGACAAAGGGTTTTACACCCCAAGTAATAATTTCCTTAGTTGTATAGTTCTGAATTGTAATAGCAAGAATTTCTTCAACACAAGATTCTACATCAGGGAATCCTTGTTCTGAAGATACCTCAATATCAATAGTCACAAGTTTGATTTTACTGATATCAAACTTAATCTCATCTTCAGGATAGTTTTCAGAAATATATTGATAGATATATCTATCATTTCCATAAATCTCAAACCCATCAACACCTTCATATTTTTTGTAAAACTCTTTACAGTCTCTGATAGTGCCCGGTTTTACTTCTTCTACACATTCACCACTTAATGTTTTATACTTAGTTTCTCTTTTAGATTTCACAAAGAGAGTGGGATAAAACTCTTCCCTCATCTCATATCTTTCACCATTCTCTACACCACGAACTAGAATTTGGTTACCAATAAGTTGAACATTAGTGTAAAAGCGAGACGACATAAAATCATTCCTCATCATCATTAAAGAAGGAACCAAACATACCATTAGATCCAGGTTCTCTATTATCAATCATATCCATGATTTGGTCAAACTTTTTAGTTTGCTCCATATCATAAAGCAGGTTTGCAAGTTGTTTAACAACCATAGGTTTTTCATTTACTGCAGCAGATTTAATTGCTGCTCGAAGATGGGATTCTGCTTCTAATAAATGAGAAAGAGTATTTTCAGAAAGTGCCATTATTTTGTAAGGTCCTCGTATTTTTCAAGTAGTGTTGGAGTCGGTTCTGTAAGTGTCAGAATCTTATCCGAACTAATCATAAATTCATCTTCTTTAGTCAATCCACTCAAAAATGGTGTTAGATTTTTGTTGCTATCAACAACAAATGGATTAACTAGTTTACAGTCTGGTTGACCAATATCAGCACCAACTTCTTCAATCTGAGTTATCAGATTCTTCTGGTTCATCAGAACCACTAGTTTGATCACTTTCTTTTCCATTTTTCAGAACTCCATTTTCATACATTTCTTTAAGTTGCGGCATTGGTTCAACCATAGTAATTAACCAATCTGCAGCGATAGGAATCTTCTTATCATTGGTCAATGGCATCCAAGGAGTTAACTGCAGCTTGCATGGCACCTTTCCACCATTGTTAGTGTCAGTCGCAAGGACTTTTACAACACAGGGATCACTGAGAAAATATCCAACAACTCTCTCAGAAACAATCATTTCTTCGACATCAGCAATGACATCTTCTCCAGACTTTAACAAAGTCAACTTTACGGTCATTTTTACTCCATACCTCCAATAAGTTTAGCAATAAAAAAGAGGGGCGTCAACTGGATTTGGCCAGTTGCCCCTCCGTCAGCGACGACGATATTCAGTTTTTATTTATTCAATAAGGAAGAAACAATTCTTCCTTTTCTGTTTTTGGTGTTAGTTTGTATGCTCCGAATGCTGCGGAACCGATGAGTGCGAGAGTTGCAAAGATTGCCATTATGGTGTCGTAAAATAAAAGGTTTCTATACTGGGGGGACTATTAGGGGAATGCGCCCCCAAGGAACCCATTGAAAAAAAGAGTCATTGTGGTCCCAATAAAAAGAGTGGCGGCTGTGAGATTCATAAGTCGTCCTCCATGGTACATAACTATCTATATTATACTGTATCACTATGATACACTTCTGTATCAACCGCAGCAGATTTCAGTCAGCAAATCAGAACCAATCCTTCCTTTGGTGATGATCTGGAACAATTCTACCAAGTGTAATACTTAGCAACCCATCCTCAAAGCTAACTGATCTAACTTCCGTCTCGTCACTGAGGGTCCATGATCTAGTGAAAGATCTTTGAGCCACTCCTCTATGGACGTATTCGGTGCTTGTTTCTCCATCATCTCGTTGTCCTTCGACAAAGAGTTTTCCGTCTTGTGTGTAGACATTTACTTGTTTCTTTTTGAATCCAGCGAGTGCAAGTTCTAGTCTCGATTCTACGTTGCTGACCGTGACTAGGTTGTATGGTGGGTAGTTGGTAGTTGTTTCGTGAAGGTCAAACAACCTACCAAAGTATTCATCCATACCAATACTATTCTTATTTATCCGATCCAACAGCTGTGGCAAATCGGCTGCATTAAACTTCATCAGGTTTCCCATTTGTACTTCTCCTTAACTAAGCGAGATTTGATTGTGTGGACCCTTTCGGCATCCACATATATTTATAGCACAAGACACAAAAAAACGGGGTAGTGAACCCCGTACTTTTTATTCGATTACACCATATCAAAAAATGCGTCTAGAGTGCCATCACCTTTCCAATCATTAACCTCTTTATTTACGTTCACCATAAACTTACTACCATCACATGGACACTCAACTTCTATCTCCAAGTTAATTGGTTTTGGTTTTGGTTTATCAACTCCAGTAAATTCATATAAGTATTCAAATCCTTCTTTAGAAGTATTTACATAATCTTGCTGAAATTCTTCAAGTGATTGTTCCCAGGTTCTTTTTGCTTTTCCATTAGTTGGATGCCAGATATCAAAAACATTTGCTACCTTAATGGTTTCAATGACTGTCTCAATGCTAACACTGTAATCTTTAGGATAATACTTTAAGTAATTATCCAGATTATTCATATATTTTTTTCGTACCAAATCTCCAGTTCCAGAATTAAGTCTAACCATTCTTCCAAAAATTTGAATGGGAATTGGTGTTCTAACTTCTTTGGGATCCCTAATCCTACAAATGACTCCAGCAGTTAAATTATGAACATTAATTCCAGAACGACCTCTGTTAATTACAAGAAGAAACCGAAGAGGATCACTTTCACTATGAAGTTTTTTCATTAATGTTGGATTGTCTACTTTTTCAGAAGCAACCCCACCAAGAGTCCAAATCGTATTTCCTCCACTACTATCCTCTACCATAGTGGCGATCATTTTATCAGATTCTTCATATCCACAATCAGCAAGCAGATATTTAGCAATTGTTTCTCTTACCTCATCAATAGAACATCCCCAAACACCCCGCGAATCTCCACAAACATATAGAGCAGTTAGTTTAGTGTTAATTTGACCATCTTTATCTGATCTAAAATTATCAGAAACTTCAAGAAGTTCATCACCAAACTCAGATTTCCAATATTCTTCTAAAGATTTTTTAAGCACTTGCTCGTCCGTTTCCATGGACATTGCTTTCTTCAAATACTGAAGTTTTTCATAAGTATCATCATCCATATCAATAGTAAAATACTTTAGATCAGTCAATCTTTGCTCCCTTTCAAAAAGCAAATCAATGCTTTGATGAATAGCAGGTTCAACAGATGATTGACCTTGATACTTAGTAAAGGAATATGAATGTGGAGGATTAATCCATGCTTGTGATGGAAGAATAACTTTTTTATCAGCAAGTTTTCCACAAACTCTAAACTGATCACTAAGTGATGAATGTCCTTTGTGATGTTCAGTTGGAGTTGCAGTAAAACCAATAATTCTTGGATTTACATCTCTCCACTTTGCAATCCTTTGCCAAGTTTCTGCAGTATATTCCCCAGTATATCCAAAGTTAATAACATAAGATTCACTACCTGGATCAGCAGCACCAATAAATTGGTGTGCTTCTTCAATGACTAAAACAGAATCTTTGGCATATTTGAGCAATCTCTCAAAATTTGTAGTGAAATATGTGTGTGTACATGATATGCAAAGAACAGTGTTTGGCATTTTACCAAACGCATCTAAAATACCAGTGCTTGGTGGATCTGGAACATATCCAAAATTATAATCTCCACTCAAATCGGATACATCAACAAACGTTCCATCATATGCAACTTCTCTTGTAGGAGACAATCTAAAAATATATTTCATTTCTGGAAATGCTCTTTTCAACTTTATAGGCATTTCTCTGTCTTGATAGTGAGATTTTCCACCACTTGTCTGAAGTGGATAGACTTTTACTTTAGATTCTAAAAAAATTGCACTACCAATAGACTCCTCAAAATTAGATGCAAATTCAGCATAAGCATCATTAGGGCGCATTTCTCTCGCCATGTTTATTACCTCTTAGTGATCGTTAACTGTCTTATCGACGGGTTAGTTGTTATGGGAACATATCCCACCTGAGGCTTTCACCGACAGGTATCTACTACTCAACTGATATAGTAGACGATATATTTATACAATATAATAATATAAAAAAAGCACCCCGTCAAGGGTGCTTGTAAGTTCCGACTTTTGAAGCGACCGCACGAAAGATCGCAAGTTTATTTATTCGGTTTCCTGAGTCTTTCCTTTCTTGCCAATATTGTACTTCTGCTCCAGAACCCAGTCAGACTTGTCCTTATATGCAAGCACCTTGATCTGGTTCAGAGGCGCAATGTCCATTACAGACTCTTCTTTGACAATCGTAATAAGTCCCCAGTCAGCAAGCAGTCTCACAATACGGTTACGGCGTTGTACGTCATTTACAGTGAGGTTTGCATGTTTACCATCTAGAGCAAACAACTCCTTAAAGTGGACAATAAAATATCTTCCTTGCTTGTGCAGGATATGGCATGACTGATAGAGTTTCTTCTCTTTACGGGACGCAACTCCAATACGAGTTAGCGTCTCACGGACTTTCAAAAAATCATCAGGTTCATTCAAAATCACTTCCACCATTTGGTCTTGCGACCATTGTACCGTGGGTTCAACCGTAGTACTCATTTTGCTCCTCCAGTATCAAGTCGTTGTTTAATAAAGTTAATTTGTTCTTTGGTAAGAATTTTCAGAGCTTGCGTTGCCTTCTCATTACTATAACCATAGTATTGTTTGACACATTCCAAATCCGTGACTTTTTCCTTTCGGAGCCAAGGAGAGAATCTCTTCTTTTTCCTGAGACTATTTAGATAAAATGAATATTGCATATCTTTATCTACTTGATGATGCTTATTCATTTCATTTGCAAACATGATGCAATCAATATGTCCAGATAAACAACGATTGATAATGTAGGGAGGATAAGACTTGATATTGCTAGACAAGTCTTCCTTGGTAAAATTAATTGAGTTCAACCAATCCTTCAGTTCCATAATTAAAAAGCAAAAGTTCTTTACGTTCTTTTTGTTCACGCATATATTCACCAACCGAACGCATGGTATAAGTAAGATCAAACTCTCCAGTTTGATATTCTTTAAAACGTTCTTTAATAAGTTGAGATGAATTATAGGATATCAGTTGAGGACCAATGAAGCGGTCACATGTAGTAGCAAACTCATCATGGTCAAATGACTTGTGCATATCACCCTTTTTACCATAAAGATTAGATCCAATCTCATATGGGGGATCAAGATATGTGAAGCACTCTTTACTATCGGTAAAAAGTTCTTGATAACTCAAGTTTGTAATCTTCCAGTCTTTGATCAGTTGAGAGTATCCTTGAAGTTTCTCAATTCCTCGCATTGAGAAGTTGGAATGTGACGCCTGCCTGCTAAAGGATGAGGACTCAGTGAGACCAGAAAAAGAGCACTTGTTAATAACGTAGAAAGCACAAGCACGATATAGAGGTGAAACGGAATCATCATTTACAAGTTCCTTTGCTTCTAAGAACAATCCTTTTGCAGAACCTTCATCAGGATAACGAGACTTAAGTTCTTGAAGTCTTTTATACAGAGCATATCCATCATCCTGTAGAGTCTTCCAGAAGTTAACTAGAGGTTCATACAGATCATTAACCCAAATGTCAAGGTGAGGATATTTCTTAGTGATGTGAATTGCTACACTTCCACCACCAAGAAATGGTTCTCGGTACTCCTTATAATCACGGAGGTCTGGAATATATTGTTCCATTTTGGTGCAAGCGCGAGACTTACCACCAGGATAACGAAGGGGAGTTTTCAGTGCTTTCATCAGAGGTAATTAGGTTTATCTTCTGTCGAATGGAGAAGAACTCCATCAACATTATCAAGCAATTCTTGCATACTATCATGCAAGAGACGATACCCAGTACCAACATAAAGTTGTCCAAGGAACACAGTGACAGTCATAGCACCCCAGAAATAGTAATACATTCTGGATTTCTTTTGTCTAGGAGATTTCATAATTACAGAACCAACTTTTTCTTATCTGGAGTAATTAGCTTACTTCCAAACATCTCATTATACTTCTTGGCAACATCTTCTTGAAGAGCAACAATATAAACGACGTGTTGTCGAGACATTGTGATCTCAGGGTTATCATTATCAATGACAGTTGCCCAAGGAGCAAATCCTACACCATTGTTTGTGGGAAGAACAACAAGACCATTTTTAACAGTCACAGTATTTTCAGTTTCAGAAACAAGTTCTGCAACGACTTCTTCACCAGTGATAATACGAAACAGTTTTACATCAATCATTTGAATTCACACTCCACCATAATTTCGGTTAGACACGCAAGCATATTTATCTCTTGATCTGCTACGAATGCAATCTGATACTGATACTTAGCAATAACAAGCACAGCAGCAGGAATGCTAGAGTTTTCAAGGGCATCACAAAGAGCATCGTAAATACGACGAAGAAGTACCCCAGAATCATTATCCAGGTTATTAACGACCCATTTACGTACTTCGGCAAAGTTCTTCTCTTTAAGGTTTTTAACCAAGTCATTTACTTTTACATCACTAAAGGTTGCAAGAATACCAGTATCAATTTTGCCACTCGCAGAATATCTCTGACATTCATTCAAAACACGACGCCAATCAGGGAAGTGTTTATTGATTAGTTCTACCAGGACCTTGTTATCATATTCAACACTTTCTGCAGCCAAGATTTCTTGGATGCGTTTGAAGAATGATGCTGCAAGTTGGGGTTTGCTTTTGGAATTGGTTGAAAAATCAATACAGGCGCATCGGGAGTGGAGTGGCTCAATGATTTTGTTTTTGAAGTTACAGGTGAAGATGAACCTGCAGTTGCCACTAAACTCCTCAGTAAACGCCCGTAGGAGGAGTTGTACATCGTTGGTTGTGTTATCTGCCTCATCAATGATGATGACTTTGTGTTTTGCAGTTGATGCAAGCGAGACGGTCGAAGCGAAGTTCTTCGCAGTGTTTCGGACGGTATCAAGGAATCGTCCTTCATCGGATCCATTGATGACATAAACATCTACCCCCAGTTCGTTACAAAGTGCTTTTGCTACGGTTGTTTTACCACACCCAGCAGGACCTGCAAGGAGTAGATTAGGAACCTCCCCTTTATCTAGGAAGTCTTTAAAGGTCTTCTTGATATTATCAGGAAGAATACATTGCTCAATAGTTTTAGGCCGATACTTTTCAACCCAAAGAAATTCATCACGACTCATAATTATACCCAATCAGGTTTTCGTTCTGGGATACGAAGATAATTATCGCATACCCAAGGTTTAGATGCAATATACATCTTGTATTTGTCAAAGATGGATATTGAAGTATCCAACTTAAATTCATCAGGTCCAGCAAACACAAAAGATGTTGGTCCTTTACCACTGCGTCCTTGAGGATCAGCACATGGAAGAATTTCATTTGCTGCCTGAAGAGTGTTAAAGCAAGTATGTGGTTTGCCATACCTCAGTGCATATTCATCACACAAAGCAAATCCATGAGCAAGTAACCACCTCCAGTTGTTCACAAAAGAGTTTGCCCATATGGTACATGGGTGATTGCGAAAAGCACCCCTCTCAGTGGCATAGGGAGTACCGTCTGCCTTTGGAAGAGTGCCAAAACCATGACCCCATTTATCAGAGCATACAATAGCAAGCATCTGACAAGTCTCTAGTGGCATCTTGACAATATGTTTGTCAGGAAGAACCCTAGCAGACTTCAAAGGATCGGGGTCAGTAACAAAGATGTTCATAAAATTGTCTTTGGTATAAACCAGTATGGCACAGATTGCCAATACTTGCCAAGAAGGTATGCCTGATAAAAATCTGTCACATCCTTCCAAGAGTTACGATAATCTTTAGGATAAATCGTAAGACTCATTAAAGAAAAAATGACTACATGGAAAAAGTTTCCAGCTGGATGATGTCCTAGTTGAAATCCAAGTAATCGTGCTTCATCATTCACACTAAACCCAAGACCAAAATGAATATGCAATTGATCATGAAGTTTAGTGTCTTCTCCAATTCCAGGAATCCAATTTTCAAGAAACTGAATATAAGGATCTGGTTCCATCAACCGAAAGTGGAATCGGGTTCGAGTGCGATGTAGTAAGTGAGGTCATGGTTCTTTGAAGTAAAACGAGAAAGCAGTTTCTGGGAGACTACAACTTCATAAGTTCCAGGAAGAACCTTGATATTCTCTACCTTAAAGTTGAAAGAAAACTCTGCTTCAGTTTCACCAACTACGATAGCAAAATCATTGGAAGTATCATTCTTCTTGTCACGGACAAGAAGTTTTACAACACCATTTTCACCAACAGCAGAAATATCAGGAAGTTGATATACAGCAGCTGCTTTTAGAAGTTTGTCCAGTTGCTCAGTGCTCAGTTCAAAGCAAACATCTTCGCTAGGAAGATTAATTTCTTTTTCTGGGGGAGTGACAATGACATTAGGATCTGCGAAGAAATACTTGGAACGCATTTTACCTTCGCGGATAACAACGTATCCATCATTGATAAAATCAAGTTCAGGACTTTGGTGCAGACTCATACCATTTAGAAACTGGTTGAGATCGTAAATACCAAAGTCTTTAGAGAACTCCTCTGTAATAGTGGCTTCTGCAAGGATATTCTTCATCACACTGATAGTGCGAAGTTTATTGCCTTGCTTGAAAAGGATGGACTGGTTAATAGAAGAAAAATTCTTCAGGACAGAAAGAGTTTTATCAGACAGTTTCATAGGAGGTCGAGTTTTCATCACTGAGGGTAAGTTTCACGTTGTGCATTCTTGTCGTTGAAATGCATCAGAAGCACAGCATAATGCAGAATCTTCATAATGTCACGACGTGCAGTGCCTTTCTTATCATAACGAGAGGCATACTTGAGAATGTTGCTACGGCAGAATGCTTCACCGTCTCCACATGCTTCAATCAGATCCAAAGTTTGAATCTTGTCATCACCAGCAGAATAATGTTGGTTGTATGTACCGGAAATATAATCTTTTAGTTCTTTGAGGATTTGATCCTCACTATACTTGTAACGATTGGGGTCTTTGTTCATGTCAAAGTTTAAAGTAATACGATCATCACCCATAGCACCAATAGCATCATTAATGGGTGTGCCTAGATTCAGAGTATCTGTATCCATGTTCAATTCATCAGATAAAAAGGACCAAGAGTTAGCCATAATTATATCAAACTGTAGGGGTTTCGTCAACGGGCATCACAAAGTCAGCATCAACCTTGTCATAGAGTTCCAGGAATGCCTGCTTGGTTTCATCATCGAAACGATTCACGCAGACTTGGATTGCCTTTGCTTTATCGTTGAAGATGCTGTATGCCTGAACAATGTGAACTAGACGACGGGTGCTGATGATCTCCTCAATACCACCATCATAGAAGGTCTTGCGAATGATGTCAGCCCAGTCAGCAAGACGCTTACAGAAGTCAGCATCATCACAAATTTTGTTCAGGATCTTAGTCTCGATAGAAGCAGTTGGATACTCTTGCTCAAAGGTCACAGGGAAACGCTCCAGGAACGCTTCGTTCAGGACATTGGTGCCAATGAAGCGACCATCATCAGAACCCTTACCCTTGGTGTTAGCAGTGGCAATTACATTGAAACCGAAAGAAGGTTGAACCACCTTACCAATCTTCTTCAGGAAGAGACCTTTTCCTTCGAGGACGGACTGAAGGCAAAGAATCTTGTTGGAAGCCAGGTCAATCTCGTCAAGCAGTAGAATCGCACCGCGCTCCAAGGCTTCGATGACCGGACCATTGTGCCAAACGGTCTCACCGTTGACAAGACGGAATCCACCAATAAGGTCATCTTCATCTGTTTCAATAGTAATGTTTACACGGATCAGTTCTCGTCCGAGTTGGGCACACGCTTGCTCCACAGAGAACGTTTTACCATTGCCCGAGAGACCCGTGATAAACGTAGGGTAGAATAGACCGGACTGAATAATTTTTTTAATATCTGAGAAATTACCAAAGCGGACGAAGGAATCATCTTTCTGAGGAATAAGATTTTGTTTAATTGCAGGCATTGCTGCAGGAGAAGTATACGTTGTTTCCAGTTCTTTTACAGTCTCTTTTGTTACTTCCAGATTCCACTTCCCACGACCAACTTTAAAGTCAGTCAGTTTACTAGTAATTGTTTGGTAGTTGTAATCGTTCATCACACACCAAGCACGAATGTCGCCACTGGTGACGTTTTCTCCATAGAGATCTTGAAGAGAACTAACGATGCTGGTTTGAGACAGACCCATTTGTTTTGTTTGAACTGAAGTTATTATAGGGCATAAAAAAGGGGTCTCCAGACCCCAGTGTTCACTTATTCAACTGGTTTCCCAGAACTACCATACTTGTATCGCATGGCTTGGAGCAACCATGCTTGTGTGAGCGACCTAGGACCATTTTCAATAATGTCAATTACCTTAGGATCCTTTTCCGATGCTTTTGCAATCTCTTTCCAGTTTTCTTTTGTCATGCCACCAAAGAAATAAACTCACCCAGAACTTTCTTATTTAGTTTCTTAGTTTTAAGACTCTTCGTAAAGGCAGATTTAATCTTTGCCTTTGTCGCTCCATCATCAACATCAAACTCAATTTCTTGAGAAAGAGTTGAAGATGAAATGCCAAAATATGCATCATATCCCGATTCTTTGATGCAAAAACTTCTCAGTTTTTTCCATTCTTGCATATTCTTTTGTTGCACTTCAAAGTTACCATACAGTTTGATAAAACCATTTGCATCACGAGATTCAAGAACACGGATACCAATAAAGTTCACTGAAGGAAAATTACCCTTAAGATTTTTGAGCATCAGGTCAGAAAACTCATTCCAACGATATCCAAGACGATATGTAGTGCCAAGTTTACGATCACGAACAAATGTAGTATTTGGAATTAGGCGACGAGTTCCAATATATCTATCACTACCACCATTTCTCTCAATTTCAACATGCTGAAGAAGTGGGTTTGCTTCACCATCAGTCAAAACAATGCACTGAACTTTTTGAACTTTATTTTCTTTTTGAAATTTTGGAAGAATCTGATGAAGGGAAACAAATGCTTCATTCAAAGGTGTTCCAGAAAGTGAAAGTTGTTCTGAAATAGTATACATGCATCCCCAAGAAGAGGAATAGTAACTAGCGATACGCCAGATATTAATCATTTGATTTTCAAGTTCTTTTGAAGATACTTTGCTGGTAAAAATATTCATCATCGAAAAATATTCGGAAACGCAAAGAAGACCTTCTTTTCTTTCATAGTGATGCACAAGATTTGCTGGCGAATACTCTCCAGTATCATAGTTATAAACTGGACGATTCCATTCATTAGTGAATGCATAAACATCAAAAGGAATGGAAACTTTCTTACAGAACCACATCAAGTTAAAAAGTTGCTTGCAAGTATCCTTCAAAACATTGGACATTGAACCAGACCAGTCCAACACAAAAACCAAACCATGGTTTTTACCATCAGCAAGAGTGGTCACTTTCTTGAAAAGATCTTCGTTGTATTTGTAGGTGTGAAGTTTAGAACAGTCCAGAACACCAGTGCGAGCAATAGTGGCACGGGCATAAGAATCTGCTGCTTTCTTACATTCAAACTCCTTCACAAGGTAGTTAACTTCTTTCTGTGCAGACTTTTTGAACTTTAGGTATTCGGCATCCACGTTGTCATAAATATCATTCCCACCAATCCTTGTAGATGCACAATGTTCAAAAGTACGATTGATTGCATTGTGTACCTCTTCATTATCTACAATTACAGTGTCAAGATTTACCTTGGGAATCTCAACATAAGTATTATCCATGCCAGGATTTCCAACCAAATCACGTAGCCGTTGTTCAAGTTTATCTACGGTACGAGTTTCAGGTTCATCATCAATCTCAACATCATCATCACCATCTCCCTCAGATGTATCGTCACTCTTCCCCTGAGGTTGTTCAGACTGCTCATCACCAGAACTACCCTCGGAAGTTTGAGACTCAACCTGTGGTTGTGGTTTCTGTGCCATCTCTGTACCACCACCTTGCTCTTGCTGCGGAGTTTCAATGTTAGAAACTTTCTCCTTCTCTTTCTTTTGCTTACAGAACTTATACAGTTCTTCTGCAGCAATCAGAACATCTGCAAAGGTTTCACACTCAGAAATCATGTCAACAATTTCTTTCTCATCTTCCATGATGGGAATATCAGTGTAGTTACCAATTTTAAAGAGAAGATTAACGCGATCAGCAAGATTCATCTTTGACACATCTTCATCACCTAGGCAGAAAAAATCTTCTTCAGAAAGTTCTTTGTATCCCTTGAAAAACGTTTTGCCTAGACCAAGATACTTACGCTTCATCAGTTTTTCAATTCGCACATCCTCAACGATATTCACAAAGGAGTGTGGAATGTTTTCTGGAGGATCTTCGTCAGGAGTGAACAAAGCATGTCCCACCTCATGACCAACGAGCATGTCATAGACATGATTGCTTGCCTTTTCCCACTGAGGTAGGGTCAGAACGCGAGTATGGACGTTAAACTGAGCAGTTTCGATACAACGGTGCTCCACCACCAGATCTTCGGTAGCAAGCAGTTTAGCAAGCTGAGACTTGATTTCGTGACGGATGCTCATGCGTTTCGTTTCGGATGTACCTATCATACAAAAAAAGGTCGCCCTTAGGACGACCCATATGACGCTTTTTGAACTGGCGTAGTGCTTCACGCCTTGCTCTCATCGCTTGTGGTTTCAGTTTTCTCTTCTGCTCTTTTTTGCTGTGGTGCTTCCAGTTTGGAACTTGCATTTTTCTTTATCGTTTCGTTTATAACTCTATCGTACCATAGAGTATTGTCTTCATTCATTAAGATACCATATGAGAAAAACCTTTTACTTTTTCAAATTTAATGACATTATCAAACCTGTCATCCATACCAGTTTTATGTGAGATGACAAATACGTTTGCATCCTTGATAACAAAACGAATAATTTTTAAAAATTCTTCTGTCCCAAACCCATCAAGTGAACTATCAAATACTTCATCCATAATCAATAGATTAGTATTGACTGAGTTTTTCATTCTTGCAACTTCTCTCCAAGTAAACAAGAGTGCTAGATCGATTCTCATTTTCTCTCCCTCGCTGAAAGAAGCATAAGAAAAGTCTTCGTGAATAGGGGACTGGACGGTTTCGTTAAATTCCTCATCAAGTGTGAAGTTGATGTAAAAGTCCATCATTTGAAGATAACGATTGACTTGCTGATTTATCAGCGGTAGATACTTCTTAATGATTTTGGTTTTGACTCCACCGTCTTTGAGTAAACTATACGTAAAATCGTAATAGCTAGTTGTGTCCTTGTTTTGAGCGAGTTCGTCGTATGTAGTTTTTAAGTTTTCATTGAAAGAGGTTAACTTTTCATGTTCAATATTTCTATTTGCAAGTTGCTCGGTAATTCTTTGAATTTCCGATTCCAGATCTCTGACTTGTCGTTGACATCCAGCGATCTTAGTATTGTTCTTAGAAATGCCATGTGTTAAAGAAGTAATCTCCTTACTAAAGAATAAAAATTGACGCTCTCGCTCTTCTTCCTTATTAATTGCTTGTTCCAGTTCTTGATAACCAGATTGCAACTCCTTTGCCTTATCTTGAGCGTCTCTGATCTTATTTATTCTAAAGTCTTCTTCAATCGACTGTGTACATGTAGGACAAACCGTATTTTCGGTAAAAAATTTATGTTCCTTAGTAATTGTTGATACTTTGTTAGAAATCTTACCTTTTAAGTTTCCAAGTTTACGTAATTTATCTGTAGCACCAGCATAACTTTCAAGTTTTTCCTGAACTTCAACTAGTTGTCTATTCTTTTCTTCATTATCACCCATCCAGTTATTTTCTTCTACAAGAAGTTCTCCAATCTTGGATTCCTTATCCTTAATATTTTTCTTTCCACGCTGCTCTAATTCATCAATAAAGTTTTTTTGCATTTCAACTTTATCGATAAGAGACTCTTTCTTAAGTTCCAGTACTTTAATATTTTCTCTGATAGTACGAATTTTTTCTTTGATGACTGTATTCATCGTAGAAAAGATACGAATATCCAGAAGGTCTTCAATAACTTCACGTCGATTTGCTGCAGACAGTTGCATAAAAGGAACAAAAGTACTGCTACCCAGAATAACAATTTGAGTAAAAGACTTATAGTTCATTTTTAAGACATTCTGCTCCAACCACTTTTGTTGGTCTACGGCAGCAGCAGATTGATCCAAAAGAGTTCCTTCTCTCCAAACTTCAAAAACTGCAGGTTTGATTCCTCTAACAATTTTCCACTCTGTACTTCCAACAGAAAACTCAACTTCTACCTTACAATCTTTTTCGTTGACAGTATTGACTAGTTGTGGTTTATTAATTTTACGAAATGCTTTTCCAAACAAAGAAAAAGTCAAAGCATCCAAAACAGTACTCTTTCCTGCTCCATTGGATCCAATGATTAAATTTGTAGAATTTTTAGTAAAGTCAATTTCAGAAAACTGATTGCCAGTAGAAAGAAAGTTTTTCCATCTTACAGTTTTAAATAAAATCATGCTCAACGTCTGGAGGAATTACAATATCATTTTTTGTTATCAAACTATATTGATAACCGTGTAGTTCACAAGTTTGCAACATTACTTGGTCTTCGATTTCTATCACATGCATTTCAGGATAGTCATCTTCTTCTAACATCATAGCATACCTTATAGCATCATCTTCTTCTTCAAAAAGATAAAGAACTTGTTCTCCATTCTCATCTTTTACTGAATATGCTCCTTCAGTTTCTCTGCCATTAATTGTTAAAATAAACATCTTAGATTAGTTCACATGCTTCCTGATATACGTCATTTATCATTTTTTGGATAATAGACTTATCAAGTTCTATTTCTGCCTCCTCAATATATCTATTCAAGATAGAAATAGTATCTTCAGATTCAAATGCTTCAAAGTTTTCAGACTCTTGGATAGTAAAGTTTTCAACTACCTTTAAGTCAAAAACATTGGAAGCATACAGTTTGTCAATGAACTTCTCAAATTTTTTAGCGTCAGTTTTCTTGCGAACGATAACCTTTACAATTTTATTTTCATACTCCCTAGTATCAAAAGTTTGATAGTTATCATCTTCATAATAAATGATACGGAACAAACGATATGGATTATCTACATGAAAATGTTCAAGACTTTCTGTGTCAAAGATAGTGAATCCTCTCCGATCACCGTGGTCGTTCCAGAACATCTCATAGGGATTGCCCAGGTAAAAGATTCGTCCATCATCCGATCTAGTGTGATAGTGACCGGAGAAGACATGGGTGAACTTCTCAAATAACTTGCTTGAAAGACCATGCTCCATGATGATTCCACGATGAGCTCTAAATCCTTGGAGTTCAAGGTGCCCCATCGCACAGTTGCAATTTGTACTTTGAATAAGTTTATAAGTTTCTTCTTGATTTTGAGCATTGATCCAAGGAATAAACAGTATGGGAAGACTGTCAACTTTAACCTCAGTTGCTTTATCATAAACAACTACATTATCATACTCACGAAGTAAAAGATCGACAGCGTTGATATCATTTGTATTCTTATAGTATGCAGTATGATTACCAACAATAGTATGGACTGTAATGCCCATATCTTTTAGACGGTCGTAATAATTATCCTTTGCCCATGACAAGGCAGAAAAGTCAATACCTTTACGACTATCAAAAGTATCTCCCATATCAATCACTGTTGTGATTCCATTTTCCTCTAGATATGGGAAAAAGATATCATTATAAAACTTTAAAAAGTAATCATGGAACAGTTTAGAGTTCTTACGAGCGCCAAAATGCTGATCCGTAATAATTGCAACTTTCATGAATATCGGAGTTTACTATGCACAGCATCTTTAATGCTATTATAGTCTGAATAGTTATTTCCGTCAATCGTATTATTGTCATCGAACACTTCACTATATCCAGAACGTTCAATGATTTTATTTTTAATTTCTAGTTGACGTTTCTCTCTTTGAATCCTGCGGAGAAACGCATAATGAATGATCTGCGTAAAGTAAGCAAAAGGATTTTGGGATTTCTCAGGATTAAAATTATGAATGTACTGAACGCAATTTTCGATTCCATCAGAGATCATGTCCTCCTTAAACATGTAGTTCACGAAGTTTGGTTTGAAGGACAAGTGATTTGCGATCTTCAAAAAACACTCCCCAATGTAGCGTGGAATGGGAGGTTTGGGAAGACCCTTCATCTCTGCAATTTCTTTGTCTTCACGATATTTGATAAGTGCAGCCAGAAACTCTTTATTATTTACATAATGCTCTGACCTTTTTCTCTTAGCCATAGGTCTTATCATAAGTTTATCTCATAATATGTATGAATTATATCACCTGTATCCAAACTTGACAAGTATATGATTACTCGATAGAATACCTTTGTTGGGTTTGAAGAGAAAGCTTTAGCTACTCTTAAATATCTTCTCTAGTATTTCTTTGGTATCATTTACGTTTCCAAGATACCCCATTTTACGATCTAGTTTATATTCATTTACTCCTCTATCTTCTATTTGTCTTACATATGACTGATGAGTCATAATCATTTCAATATCGGATGATTCAGACATTGTAAGAACATCTTGTATATTAACTACTAACATATCTTCAGTAGTAGTTTTTAACCAAGGTTCTATCTTATATCCTATAGATCCATTACGTCCTTTTATATGAGAAACAATAATAGGATTGGATATGATAAGAACTGTTTTTTCTTCCTCTTCAGAAGCTGCTACCTTACAAAATATCTCTTCACCTGATTTGAATTTAATAGTTGCATAGAAATCTTCTTCTATCATTTTCCTCTTAATTGTATAGTGATTATTTCATAATTAAATTTCTCTTCATTATAGATTTTTATTCTTTCTATGAAGTGATTTAAAGTATAGTTTCGTCTTGTTTTAGTTGAACAATCATCAGCGATGTCATAGAGGACTGCTTTAGTTTTATCCTTTCCTTTTCTAAGTACTCTGCCAATTGATTGTAAATTTCTAACTCTTGATTTACTGGGTGAAGCAAAGATAACGTTATGGAGTTTTTTAATATTAATACCTGTAGAAAAAGTTCCATAAGAGGCAACAATGATTGCGTTATTTTCTCTTTCAGTAATTTCTCTAACTAGTTCTCTTTCTTCAGCATCAACACCACCGTGAACGAAGAATACTCTTCTGTTCTCACTCTTATTTTTATTTATTTGTTCAAAAAGAATAGCACCATGTGCTTCTACCCTACTAAACAAAATAAGAGTATTTCCTTTTAAATCTAAAGATAAGTTAGTGATAAATTTATTTCTTTGTTCATGTCCAATGAGATATTGAATCTCATCTTCATAAACTTCAAACTTTTGTGGTGGGTGTTTGAGAACCAAACATTGAATGTCTAACTGAGACAAATGTCCTTGCCTCATTAATTCATCAGTTCTAGTGACTTTATATGATGGTCCAAACAACCCCTCTAACACCCATTTATGCGTTTGTGTGCCGTCTAAAGTGCCTGTGAACCCAAACCTATACTTTGCATGGTGAAGTTTAGTCATGATGTTAATCAATGACTTAGACTTGAATAAATGTGCTTCATCGCCTATAATACAACCATAGTCTTCAAAGAAAGAACGATCTAGTTTATATACAGACTGCCAAGTAGTAATAGTTACTGGTGCATTATTACTCTTCTCTCTACCAGAATAAATTTTGTGACAATATGACTCAGCGTCCCAACCATAATCAAGAAAATCTTTATACATCTGTTCTACAAGAGATGTCGTTGGAACAACTAGAAGTATTTTTTCACCTTTGTCAACGTAGTATCTCACGAGAGAATAAATCATCAACGATTTGCCAGAAGCAGTGGGAGATATCAATAGTTTTCTATTATGCTTTAGGGCACCATATACTCCCTCAACTTGGTATTTCCTGGGAGTATGGGCACAAATGGAATTCATATAATCCTTGACACCTTCTTCAGAGATGTGCTCATTCTCCTCATATGGAGTTCCATAGAATTTATTATCTTCAAACTTATATGTGTATCCATAGTTTTTACAAAAGGATACAAGTTTATCTAACAGTCCGACGTAGATTTGCTTGGAACGCATATCAAAGAGATGTATCTCTCCGTTCCAGTTTCTACCACGATACTGTGGCATAAATTTTGCATTAGGAACCTCAAACTTAAAGTGATCTCTAAGTTCATATTCTATGTGAGGTTCAGTATTGATTTTTAAAAATACTTCGTTGGATTTTGATATAACAAGATTTGCACTAGTGTCAATCACACATATCCATTCATCTAAAAATATTTATTACATATTTTCAAACTGATATTCTAAAATAAGTTTGTAAAAATTATCTCTCATTGCTTTCAAATCTTCTTGCTCATCAGGACTTCCTCCAGACCACTTCTCAACTGCTTGAGATAGTCCAGAGTGAATAAGTTTAATTCCCTTGATATTGAGCTCAATTGACCAGTATTCGTCTTCCATTATCCTAGTCCAGCGTTGAATCTCATAAACTCTATTGCGTTTTTTATTTGGTAGGTTCTATTAGTTATCTGTTTTAATATACTCTCAATATAGACTAGCATCGTATCATAATAATCAATTTTCAACGAAACTCCTGAGAGCTTATCATCAGCATCAAGATACTTTTGCATAGTATCTTTATCTCTAATCTTCTTTGGGAAAGGTTTTTCAATATAAACATCAGGGTCTGCTTTTCCACTGAAGTATTCGTAACGTTCGTGTCTAATATTTTTTCTCTGTTGCTCAGCTTTCTTTCTCATTAGAAAGATAGTATTATACATTTCAAAGTACTTCGCATGAAGTGAGGGAATATTTGTAGACTCTGTATGAAGGTTATCCATATCAATTTTAGAGTCTTTCTCCCACATCTCTTGAAGTTTATCAAGATCAATCATAAAGGAGTTCCTTCCAAATCAGTTATTTCGTATATAGTATACTTGAATTGAACGTCTGCTGTAAAGTACTCAACATCAGTTTGAGAGGCATCAAAGTTTAGAGTTGATAATGTTACTGGGAAGAGATCTCTGAACTTAACAATAAAGTTTGGTCTCTGATTGCTACCAAGAACTGTTAAAGTGCCATCAGAATATATGTCCATCAAACCAGACTTTTTTGTGTCCATCCTTTCATTTTCATCCTGTAGATCAAATATTTCTTTTAAACTATCTGGAAAACCTAATCCACGAATCCAATTTTGAATTTGCATATAGTTTGATAAGTCTTCATCAACCAGAAATCTCAAAGAAAAATCTTCAAATATAATTTTATCTCCAGGAATATCAATATCCTTTAAGTATGTTGATTGAACTGCAACACCAAGATCCATTGATGGGATGTTAGCAGAGTTGCTAAAAAATGCTACCTTTGGTGCTCTATTCAAAGTAAACTTAAAACCAGTTGGTGATAGAAAATTTCTATTTTTTATCTGGTTTGAGTATATGTTCGTTGCCATTTTATACTTTTTGACTATTTATCTGAAAATATAAAAAAAAGGGGGGTATTTGCCCCCCTTTAAAAAATAGTTTAAAAGAACATCAATTTAACACTCCGTTAGTCTAACATGGAACGACATATTCTTTTACATGTTGCTTGATCTTCATCACATTCAATCAAACAATGATAATAGTCGTTTATAAGATCAGATTCATCCATACTCCTATCTAAAGTTTTCTCCAATCTCAAAACGCTCTGTTTCCATCCTGCTAGTTGATTATGCGATAAGATGTTGTGCATAGTACCTCCAAAAAAATGTTACATAGTAAAATTTCGCACTCAGTTTAGTCAGTTTCAGTTCACTTGTTTCACCTCTCTATTCTGTTATTATATAGCATATATGTGTTGATTTATACAATATTAGGAAACAAAAATTTATGCCTACTTATCAAAAGAAGTTGATTTTAGTGAGTCCATAAAAGACTCTCTCATTTTTCTAAATCTTGCTATATCATCTAGTCTTTCTAATGGATGGCATCTATAGCAGTTTCTATATATTTCTTCACCTTGTATCCACCCAACAGGTGGAAGTGGATGTGGAACTTTTCTTATTACCGGATTTACTTGAGAAGTTGTTGTCCTGAAGTTCATCGCTCCATTTTCTGCCCACCATTCATGCTTTACCCAAGGAACCCATACTCTATGTTCAACATATTCTAACTGAGATGGAGGGATTACCGGAAGAGGTAATGCGAATTCCATTGGTGGAATGTGGTTGTATACTGGTGGTGTGTATTCCATAGTTATCCAATCCAAAGGAAAAAAAAGGGAGACCCGAAGGTCTCCCGTAGAAGTATGTGAAACAAATAGATCACATGAGGTTCTTAACAGCAACGCGACGATAGTAGCGGTTTGCGTTGACCTTGAGACGACCCAGACCTTGGTTGTCTGCATTTCCTTCAGCGAAGGGGTTAGCAACAATACCATAGCGGGTCTTGAAGCCAATCTTGGGCTGGAAGGAGTTCTCTCCAACGGCACGAACCATCTGGAGGGGAACATATGGGCAATAGAACAGACCTGCGTCATAAGGCGAAGAACCCTTATAACCAACGACATAATACTGGTTACCAGCACCTGCGTTAGCAGAAGTCAGGTTAGCAGCATATGGGTCGATGTAGACTCTGTACTTACCTTGGAGAACACCAGCGAAGGTGTTACCAGTGTCATCAACGTTAAGGTTAGCGTTGAGTGCAGGAGTGTAATCGAGAACGCCTGCCATGGTGAGGGCGGATGCAACGTCTGCAGAGCAGAGGATGATGTTGCCCTTCCCGCGACGAGTTCTTTGTGCGATTGCGTTTGCATCGCGCTCGATTTGGAACAGAAGACCCTTAAACTTCTCAACAGACCAGCGACCGTTGGAGTCAACGTCGAGGTCAAATACACCAGCGGTAGCGGTGTTAGAAACAGCACCTTGCTCAGCAACCTTGTAGATGGTTCTGATGACTTCACGGTTGATCTCAGCCAGAATCTCAGTGGAGAGAATGTTGGCGAGTTCTGCTTCTGCATTCAGACCATGAATAGCCTTCAGGTCCTGTGCAAGCTCAAGGCTGTATTCTGCCTTCAGTGCTCTGGACTTAGCAGTTACGGTGACCTTCTCGATCGAGAATGCCATCTGGTTGAATGCATTTGCACCTGTACCATCAAGTGCTTCTGCATCGCCAGTAGGCATACCCTGAGCGACGTTGTATCCAGTAGAGGATGCACTACCAACAGGGTTCAGAACTGATGGGTTAGAACCAGACTGAATAGTAGTACCAATACCAGCAACAGCATCAGAGAATGCTTGATCGATATCAGCGCCAGAACCAGCATTCTGACCGGAGAATGCGGTATCTGCTTCGTCGAACAATGCCTCGGTGCCACTCTGTGAAGAGTAACGGGAGCGCATTGCGAAGATGAGTCCAGTAGGACCGGACATTGGTTGAACGCCTGCGAGGTCATATGCGACCAGGTTAGGCATGGAGCGACGGATCAGGGAGATCAGTACAGGGTCGAAACCTGCAACAGGACCACCTGCTTGTGCATCAGCACCACCAAAACCGCCTTGAGCGCCAGCGGCGTTACCAGCATTGGTTGGTGCTTCCATCAGGGAGTGAACATTGCCGCCTTCAAATGCAGCTTGCTCACGGAGGAATTTTTCTTGGTTTTCGAGCAGGACAGCGGTTACAGCTCTACGATGTGAATCTTTGATTGACTCGCAACCCTCATGATTGAGGAGAGGTGCCCACTTTTCCTGCAACTGTTCGGAATGGAACATTTGCTTTTCTTAGTAAGTGTACAATTTTGGGTTTGAATTATATAAAATTCAATTATTTGCTAGTTGAACCCAGGGTTCTCAGGTATGCAGCCATGGAAGGTGAGTAAGACTCATGACCATTGCTTACACCCTCAGAAAGGGTTTCAGTTTTAGCAGTTGAAGATGCTTTCTTAGCAAAATATGCTTCTTTCAGCGTCTCCAGATTTTCACGATATTGATCTTCGCTTTCAAACTCAACACTTTCTGCAAGTGAAGCGAGCTTGTCTTTCTGAGTGGCAGCAAGCCCTTCAGAAACTGATTCAAAGATTCCATCAGCAACCGACTCGGAGAGACGCTTGTTGAGGGAGATATTCTTCTCAATTTGCTCGTTGAGTTTAGTCTCCATATCATCAAGTTTTTCTACCATGCTTTCAAGCACATCATATTTTTCTTCAGGGATAGTTACATAATGTTCTTCAAAAAGACTCTTCATTCCAGTGAGGAATGATTCAGTCATTTCGGTCTTAAGACCTTCTTCGACAGCGAGTTGATTTTCAGTCATCCACTCTTGAGATACATACTCAAGATAGGAATCAACACGCTCAGTTAAGGTAGATTTGATTTCAGCAACTTCTTCAAGAAGTGCTGTCTCATATCTTGCCTCAAGTGCTTCTTTCAGTTCACTGACTTTAGAGTTCAGTGCTGCTTCAAAGATTGTTTTTGCCTTTTCTTTGAATTCTTCGGAGAGTTCTTCTTCACCGAGAAGTGCATTAACATCTTCTTCGACGTTGATTTCAGTAAACTCAGGTGCTTCAGCAACTACTTCTTCTTCAGTGGTTTCTTCTTCAGAAACAACTTCCTCTTCGGTAGTTTCTTCTTCAGCAACAATCTCTTGATCCTCTTCGACTTCTACCTCTTCCTCTTCCTTTGCCATCTTAGGCATAGGATCGGCAGGTTTTGCACCTTTGTTGACGATATCCTTAACAGTCTTAAGACCATCGGTCTTTAACTTTGCAGAATCGTCATCAGGTCTGTAGTTATCTGGGGTAGGACCACCAAGATCTTCTACGGATCCTTGACCAGGAGTTTCCCCTTGAGGTCCACTGTGCATAGGATCTGCTGCCTTTGCTCCTGCATTAACAGCGGTCTTGGATTGAGCAGTGCCTACTTCCATTTCTTGTAAATCGGTGTCACGCGACATTTGAACTCTCCGTTTTTCCGGTAATTAAACTATATTTATTTATAAATTAGAATATTTAATAATTTCAAAGACTATTTAAGAAGTCGTTGAATAAATTTAACTTATGCTCTTCAAGTCGTCCTTGTCCAGCAAGAGTGTCAACAGCGGTCTTAATTTCCTCTGCTTTTTTCTCACGAAGAATACTTCCTTCCCAAACCCACTCTTTACCTTCCATGATACCTTCAACAAAAGCATCTGGTGCTGAAGGATCTGCAACAATATCAGCAGCAGTTGCCAACATAAAGTCTTCGCCAACAACATTAAAACCTTCTTTAGTTGGTTTTAAAGAACCAATACCTCTAGAAGAAACACCAAGTTTCACTCCCTCACCCAAAAGTGATGCTGCAATCTTACCCATTGGAGTAGACTCAAGAATTTTTGCCTTTCCAATAAAGTTTGATCCAGATTCTCTGAGTGAAACAATTTTGTGTGAAACCCTATCAAGATTCACAGTTGGTCCATCAGGATGACCAAGTTCTCCAAGTGCTCTACCTGTTGAAACATGGTTTTCGTTATATCTCCCAACTTCACGACGAAGCGTTTCCATTGGGTACATACGACCGTTTCTATTGCAAATATTTCCCTGTAAGAAAACACCTTCAATATACAGACTCTTACCACCAGTTTTATTTTCTTCAGTAATAACTTTTACTGATTCTATTTCTTCTCTGATAAGTTTCATTTGGTTACCCAACTCCTACTCTTGATACCTTGATGTTTGCACTACCTGTATAATAAATGGAATCCTCAGGATGTTTTTCAATAAGTTCAACACTTCCATTCTTTAGTGTGATAGATCCAATGCCAGAATGATTTGAATCCTGAACATATAAAACTGCCTCTGCGCCAGAGTTATTAAAAACTCTAACGTGTCTAGCAGCATCAACTGTTGTTGAATTTGCTATACCAGCATTTAACGACCTTTCACCAGCAGAAACAGCTATTCTTGACATTTGTTCTGTTTATAATACGAGATATTGTTATTTATAATTTACTCCTCTTCCTGTACCTCAGTATCAAACATTGAGTTTCCTACTGTTGGTCGAAAGTCGTCAATTTTATCTGCAGATTTTGCGTATAAAACTTCTTTGATCTTGTCACTAATTTGAGATGGAGACTCATCAGCAATGATCATATCCAAAATATCGTCCATTTTATGTTACAAATAAACAATCGCTAATATTTATATCTCTCCGCTCTTGGGCATTTCCACTGCACCACCATCAACTTCAGTTGCAGAACCATCAACTTCTGGTTCCATAACTGGCTTACCTAAATTCATTGATGCATCATCTTGATATGGCATACCAGTTTCTGGGTCGATAGATGCAGGATCTGCAATAACCCCATCTTTAATTTCTTTGTCGATAAGACTATCCTGCTCAAGAATTTCTTGATCTGTTTGGCGAAGAATTTTTCTTCTTAAGTAATCTTGAGAGAAATATTTTCCAACATATGGTTCTGCAGTTTGGACAAGAGTCAGTCTTTCGTTAAGAAGTTCTGCTTCTTTTAGTTCTGCAAAATGATTATCATAAAGGAAATCATATTGAATATGTTCTTCCATTATGGACCAGTCTTCTGGGGTAATAATGTTCTTCAGAATGAGTTGAGTTTTAAGCATATCATTGAACATATGCGAGAAACGTTTTCTCAAACGCGCAACAAACTTACTAAACTTAACCTCATCTCTCAAGATCTCAGAAGATCTCCCCAAGTTAAACCCACCTTCTCCATCCATTCTTGATGGTGGAACATTAAGTGACCTGTAAAGTTTTTTCTTAAAGTATTCAATATCAGTAATTTCTCCAAGGTTTTGACCTCCTGGCAACGTTGAGATTTCGGTGCCCCTGCCGCCCTCTCTTCTTGGCAGCCAGAAATCCTCAAGCATTGACATGTATTTTTTGTCATCACGTATTTCTCCAGTGTTTGCATCATAGACAAGTTTGTTACGATAACGCATCATAACATCACGCAGATATTGTTCTGCCTTAACCTTAGGAAGATTGCCAACGTCAATGTAGAAAATTCTACGTTCTGGTGCTCTACTCAAACGATAGATGACCAGAGAGTCTTCAATCATTCTCAGTTGATTGAGAGATTTGATTGATTTATGTAAATATGATAATGTTGATCCCTTATTTCTATCTACAAGACCAGATGTGCAATATGTAATTGAATCTTTAGCCATCTTAATACCACCATGTCCACCCATCGACGATGGGTTAGTTGTTGGATATGATGTTTTTGGATTATAGATGAAGTATTCTTCCAGTTCTGGGAACTCATACTCCATTGGATTATTTTTTGCAATATTCCCAAGACGAAGAACATCTTCTTTCTTCTTCTTTTGTTGGCGAACATAACGCATTTTCATTGCGTCAATGTAACGCAACTCTTGAATTCCTTCTTGTGGATTTTTTAAATCAATAACTTTATGATAATAAAGTCTACCGTCAATATACCAATTCCTATAAATTTCGTGAGACTTTCTATTGAAATCTAAAAGTTCTAAAAGATATTTAAACTCATTGCGAATTTTTTTCTTAATACCATCACTTGCATTAAGATTTGATAGTTCAATTTCTACAGGACTATCATTAGTATCAGAAACAATAGCTTCGTTTACGATATCTTCAATAGCACTATCACACTCTGGGTGAAGTGCCATTTCACGATATCTTTTAATAAGGTCAAATTCTGTACGATATACACCTTCAATATCAACATAAGAACCAAAAAACCCACTACTTAAATAGTGATCAACCCCGTCCTCGTTTGATGGAGGAACGGGGGACACAGTAGTGGGCGATTGTGGTTCGTTGTCCTCAATAGAGAACCCAAACAAATTTGCCATGATTTATTATACTAGAAATTTCCTTTCTAGTATTTATGAAATAAAATCAAGCAGAATCTTTGGCATATACACCTGGTTCCCAATATTGAACTTGGAAAGTGACCGAGAACTCTTCAATAACGTCACTGTTATCATAAGAAAGCTCAATGGCACTTACTTCAGTTGGGAAAATATCAAAGAAAGTATAAGACTTAAGTGGTTTAATAGCCTGACCATTAACAGCAGTCGAATTTGAAGTGGAAAATGCTCCATTCTCAGCACCACGTCCAAGTTGATGAACTAATGCATAAGTCATATAAGAAGATGGGTTAGTAGCACCAGTGTTGTTACTATTCTTACTGATACCTTGCATCCATTGTTCAAATGCATTTCTCAGAAGGAAGTTTTCATCGTTAATGACGGAAACTGTCCAAGTATCGAAGGTTCTGTCTCCAGCAACTTTAAGAGTGCGACCTCTAAAAGGTATACCAATTTCTGAAATATTTGAAGCTGGTAATTGTGCAGTTTTGCATAAAAACTTAAAGGTGTCTGCTTCTTGGTTGTCGCCTGTTCTCCAAACATTTTGACCAGCAGCTGCTGGGAATGAAGGGATTTCAACCTCAAACAGGTTGGGGCGTGCGCCCCCTCCTGCTAATTTTGATTTAAAGGCAGTAATCGTTCTGAGCGTTGACATTTTGTGTTTCCTCCTATGTAATTAATTTATGGTTGATCAAGATCTGCCAGCTACTTCTTCAAAACTTACGCCTGTGCGAGTAGCAACAAATGTAAGGGTAATGTAGTTAATAGACTTAGTTGGTTTCAGGAAAATGTCAGCCCTGAATTCATTGTTATCAATAACCTCAGGAGTGTTATTTGAATCATCACAAATAACTAAGAAGTCATAAACACCTCTCTTTGCCTGAACATCGCGGAGATATGGTTCAACGATGTTAACAAAGTTTGCTCTTGTTGTTTGATCGTTCAACTCAAAGAGTTGAGCTTGTGCCGATCTCTCAAGTGCTTGTTCTACTGTGAGGAACAAGCGGCGAACATTGATTCTATCGAAGGCGGATGGATAAGCAAGTGCCGTCTTATCTCCAAAGAGGATAACGCCAACACCTGGTTGATTTACAATTGAGTTGACTCTTTGAGGATAGAGAATATCTCTTTGTGCTTTACTTGGGTTATAAGCAAGTTTGACAGCATTATTAAGAGTTCCTCTCTGCTGACCTGCTGGTGAGAACCATGGGAAAGCAGTTAAGTTTGTTCTAGTCATCAGTCCAGCAACATCAGCGTTGCATGGAATGTATCTAAAAGTATTATTAAATCTATCGTAAGTATACTTATATCCACTATCGAATATTGCATACGAAGATGAGGTCAACGAACTAAAGAATCTGACAATATTATTAGTTTGAGTAGTTGTATTTGTGAGATCAACAACATTAGCTCTATCCGGAGAAATGACTGCAACACAATCCTTTCTACTTTCAGCAACAGCAATAAGTTTATTTGCCTTTGCTTGCGATTCGGGTTCAGTCAATAAACCAGGACCATTGATGAGATAATCAACTTGAACTTCATCTCTATTAGAGAACAAGTCATATGCTGTTACCAAATCTCCCAGTTCTGCTTTCATTCCACCAGCAGCAGAGTAATCAACACCACCAGCAAGAGTGTAAGTTTTATTGCCAATAGCACTAAAGACAATACCCTGAGCATTTTGTCCCCAAAGACCCTCTCCAATTGTATATGGAGTATAACTAGCGGAGAAACCAGTTGCTGTTGGTACGGTTCCGTGATATGCGTCTTCTTCTTGAGATGGGTTCCATCCAGCGTAAATATTTTCAGAGAAGTCTCTCAGATAGTTCTTATAGAATGTCTTCTGAGGAGAATTAACTGCTGAAATTGAATCTGCCGCTTTAGAAATGCCAAGATGCTGTTCAAGAATATTTCCTTGAATACCAGTTACAGAACCAAGGTCATCAACAACAACAATGTGCATTGAATCGTTTCTGCCACTTCTATCAGCAGAGTACTGATTGGTTCTTGGTTTTGGTGCAAGAGTCTTCCAATATACAGTGGAGTTTGTTAAACCCAATGTTTGTTGGTCATACCAGTCAAGAACTTCACCAGCGGTTACACCAGCAACCGAA